GTGATTCCAGTTTACCGGTATACCTAAAGAAACCATTGTCCGACATCCAGTACGCTGAGCCATCAACTTCGACGGCGACATTCTTGCCAATCAGTCCGCATCCTGTTCCCACCTGTTGGAAGGAAAAAGTAAAAGGAGCGCCAACAAATCGCATGATGAATAATGCGTTATCCGTCCAAACGTAAATCGCGTCACGGCCTCTGATCGCTCCAATAATTCTTGTACCGTCCGCAAGTCTTTGCGTGCCTGCGGTATTCGTTGCGGTTGGTGTGTAAGTATTAATATCTTCCTGATCCGACCAACGAACATACATGAAATCCTGAGTCGATGTTGTTCCAATGGTTGTTTCTGTTCCAAAATAAACCAAGTGTCTATCGGGTGTAGATATTAAAGAAAGTCTTGAAGCGGTCGGTGCGTTCGATATAATCGTTGCCCGAGTTGTCGTTGCAGCATCAGCATCCGAATCCCATTCAAAGCTTGCGCTATCCGTAATGGTTGCAATCAGCTTGTTACCAAAATTATCCAAGTGCCATAAACCTGGCGCAATTATGGTATCACCACTTACTGGATTACCCCATTGAATGTAGTCTGAAGCATCAGTCACCGTTGCTCCATCCGAATGGGTTGCAGCTGTAGTATTATATTTAGCTCGAGTAACTCCTGATATTGCCTCTGTGCTGGTATCGTTGGCAGTATAAGTAAGAAGTTCGCTATCAATTAAAAGTGTACCTGTAGAAGAAAAACCGTCTGAAGCGGCAAGTGTTAAACTAGTATCATCTGCATCAATGGCACCATCCAAAGTAGATGTTACTTCTCCAGAAACTGTACCACCCCACTGTCCTAAACCCCAGCCTGATCCTTTAGCTTCAATAGCGGGGCCTACAGTATAAAAATGTTTAACTCTTATTCCTCCGGATGTATCGGCTCCCGATCCACTTTCGTTTGAGCCCATTTCGATCGTAATCGTTGTGCCACTTGGTACCGTGGCGACCATAAAATCAGTATCGTCAAAATCACTAGAGCCAAAATCAGAATCGGTAATAGTAGTAAAGTTATCACAACGGATAATATCGTACTGAGATATACTGTGAGCGCTTGCAAACGTGATCGTGACTGTGGCATCGCCATTGGTTGTTGAAAAGGCATTGGTTAATGTTGTTGTACTTTTAAGAGGAGTAATATCATAAAAGATACCTCCAGAATAGACGTATAAAAATCGATTGGTGCCAAGAGCTGCGTATTTTACGCCGCTGGCATTGACGAAATGGTGTAAAGCGGTCGTTCTTCCAGTTAAAGTATTATCCCCAAGCTGTGCCCAGCCTCCTATTTTTTCAGGAGTACCATAACGAAAGCGGACATAGTCGCCGCCTTGCCACTGGCCTTCTCCGCCAGTCGGCGTGACTTGCTTGTTGAATCCAGGTTGAAATTTTACTTTTTGTAGCATAATTATCTCGCGTTACAAGGTACTCCATTTGAATTGACGAAAGGTGCTTCTGCGAAAGCCATATAGATATTTATCCCAGTACCATTAAATCCAGTATTCCCATTACGAAACTTAAATCCATTAGAAAGTAAATCTATATCAGTTGTTGTTTGTTCAGCACCAGTACCACTTGCGTATAAATAATTATTATCTACATTATATCCATCTCTCTTATTATCCCATATAAACCAATGGTCAACAACAGCTGTACCTTTTGTCATAACAAATGCTGGTTTAAATCCTGTATAAACAAATGTGCCATCGGCATTTCCATTTCCAGTATACTTTCCAAACTTGCTATAACCTTGTATTGGAGCAAACGCATACATAATATAAGTACCACCTGATGTATTAGTTCCACCTGCATTATTTAAAGATACAAGTGTACTAGATGGAAAAGTACTATCCCAAGCATTTGCTTCATCTAGTGCTGCGGCAGTTACATTAAGAACAATTTTCTGTACTCCAGTTGCTAAGAAATTTCCACCAACATCCCATTCTTCTGCACCACTAGTCTTTTTAACTATAACTATTGGGGAAATACCTAAACCGTGAGCAATCGTTTTTGCATCTCCACTCCCAGTATATTTATAAATTCCAAAACCTGATGTTGTGTTGATTGAAACTGCTGATGGTGTAATAGAACCACCACTTATTCCTGATGTAGTTCCAGCTTTCCAACACCAAGCTACCATTGTATTACTACTTTTATTTAAAGCACTTTCTGTACCCATTGTAAATCCGTCAGAATCAAAACTTTTTAAAGATTGTGCAATTGTGCTTTCTGCTGAATTTGCACTTGGAATAATCATTTTAGTAGCACCTCTGACAGAATCGAAAATTCCTCCTGTGTCGGCAAAACTTCTACCCTTAACCCAAACAAAATCAGGTTGCATATCTTCAGAACCATCTAAAGTACGAGCATTTTCAGACTGATCACCAGTCCACAATTCAGTTTGAAAATATAATTCAGGATTGTCTATTGTTGTATAAGCCATTATCCATACTCCGCTATGTTTTTAGTACACGGAGCAAAATATCCACTCGGTACTGCGTACTCGAAATTGCCATATCCATTACTATCTTGGTTTGCTGATGAAACTGCAAAACCTGAACAACCACCAAAATTATAAGCGTGATCAACAGAAGTGCTATGCCACGCTGCTGCACCAAAAAAATAATTACCTAAATTTGTTGCTGAAGCTGCTGTTATAGAAATTGCACCTGTTCCTGTTGCTCCGCTAGTAGGATCGCCTGAGTTCATCCAAGCTGCACCATTTTTAGCAAAATATAATTTATTGTTATCTAAATCAACTGCAACACTTACAATATCATTAGCACCACAAGCAGTTCCTGAATAAGTAATTTCTGCATCAGCAGTTCTGTATTTACCTGATCTTAAATAAAGACCATAATTATTTGCATAGTTTCCTAGTTCTTCATTAGCCGCTACTACTTGAGTTGATTGTATTCCGACTTCATCATCAACATTTCCAGCTTTAAATTCCCAATACCATTTTCCAGAACTAAATCCCATTGTTGAAAGATTAGGTGCATAAATTGCAGAACCAGCTGTGGTAACTACACAGTTACCTTGAGAAAAAGTTGAAGCAGGATAAAAATTATCTAAAGGATTTAATACTGCAAAATTATTCGTTGGTGTATCGGTTGCTTGATCTGCTGCGGCTATTCCTGTTTCAGAAAAATCTGTTCCGCCATTAGCATCGTTGCCAAGATTCGCTGAATCTTCAAAATCTAAATAAAAACCATTCGTTCCAAAAGTTAATTCTGAAACATCTATTGGCTTCCATATCGTAGGACTATCTTCATCAAATTCTCCAAAGTCTGTGGCATCACTTACAAAAACTCCATCTAACCATACTAGTTCTGATAGGTAACCTTCAAAATTTGAACCCGATGAATTTTCTTCACCTATCCAAGTATCATAATTTTGATTAGCCGCACCAGTATCATCTTGTGAATATTCATTATTAGTTGCAAAAGAAGTTACCTCTGTTCCATTAACCCAAAGTTTAGTTGTAGGAGAACTAATACTTCGATCAGATGACCATAAAATATGATACCACGCACTCGGATCACGATATACTGCAGTTGTATCTTTTTGCATTAAAGCACCACCTACATAATCCCAACATTGTATGCTGTCATCTGCCATAAATCGTATGTTAAATTGATTTCCACTTCCTCTATGATCCATTAGCATTTGTTCAGCACCGAATTTTGCTCTTTTAACCCAGCAAGAAAATGTCCATTTATTATTACTTTCGCTAGAAGTACCTGTTGCACTTCTAATTAGATGATCATCTGCACCAGCAAACCGACAAGAATTATCTACTGTATATCCACCTGCTGCTGCTGCTGAATTTGCTCCGCCTATAAGAAAAGCCATATTAAGAACCTAATACTGGGAATTCTCCTAAAGGTTTTTCAATAACCTCTGAGTCCCCTTCATCTGCTGTATTAACATATGTATATAAAGTTTGTATGGCTGCTGTATTTGAAGCATTGGTAACTAAAGTTTCCATGGCTGCACATTTTGTCCTAACTGCTGCTCTAAATGTAGTAATGGCTG